CTTTGCGCTTGTAAATCGTCCATCTTCTTCGTTCCTTATCTATTCATTTCTCATATTTATATTCGATATTTAATAGACTAGCACACACTCCGTGATGCTATCAACACGTTTTCACCTATCGTTTCGTCATTTATTCATTTTATTGCGCCTAAAATAAGCACGAAGTGTGCTTGCTTTTCGCGCACTTTGCGTGTAACTTGAAGATTAGCAGCACGCAAATGACCTATAAAGAGGTGTAAAAATGTATAAAGACAATCCGGGCCGAGTCGATTGCCCAGAATTTAATGAAGCCGATGATCCTCTAATCAGCCATGCGGAAATTTTGGCCGAACTGTCCGACCCGGTAATTCTCTGGGAAGCACTCAGCGAGCAGGGCGTTGCCGAACCTTATCCTTGGGGCGGCACTTTCTATGAGCAGCGTCAAAATGCGATTTACGCAAATCGCGTTGAAGATGCAATTCTCATTGCGCTTCAGTCAAAAAATTACCAAGAGCTTGGTGAAATTCTTTTCGATCAAGCGACCACCTATGCCGAGCGGCAAATCACTCACCGATCTTGAGGTTCTTATGAATATCTTTACAGAATATGACTGCTTTATTCAGAGCGAATTAACAAGCATCACGAATATCACGGAATTTTTCAAAGGTGAAACCGATGCCATCAAAGGCGAGTATAAGGCCGGAGGTCATCCCGATTACGAGCGCGGCCATAGCGCTAGAAAGACATTAGAGAACATCTTGGACTGGAGGTCATCGCAATGAAAACCTCCGAATCTATTAAAGAGTTTGCAATCGCTTTTAGCTTGGCGCAAGCAGAAATGGGTGGGGTATTGAAGAACAAAGAAAACCCTGCATTTAAGAACAACGGAAAAGTGTCAATGTACGCTGATCTTGCTGCTGTAGTTGAAGCCGTTAAGCAACCTTTCTGCAATCATGGCTTGTCCTATATACAGTTCCCAATTAGCAATGTAGAGGGAATGGGTTGCTCTACGCGAATTATGCACACCTCTGGAGAGTGGATAGAGTCTGAGTTTACAATGCCGCTTGGCAAGGTTAGTGCGCATGGTTCTGGTTCTAATTTCACCTACGCTCGTAGATATGCCTTATCAGCCGCTTGTGGACTTCCAGTTCAGGATGATGATGGCAATGCAGCATCTTTGGCAGTAGAACCGTCTGTATATGTTGATGATATACAGCTTAAAACATTGACTGACTTGTTAGAGAAAAAAGGCACAGATGTTAAAGCGTTTTGTAACCACTTTGGAATTGCATCTACCAATAAACTTCCAGCAGGTCAATTTGACAGAGCAATGTCTGCATTAAACAAAAAGGTTGCAGCGTGAACACGTCGCCGCACGAACAAGGCACTGAAGGATGGCTTGCCGCTCGATTGTCTAAGCCTAGCGCTTCTTGCTTCTCCAAGCTGATCACAATGACTGGTAAGCCGTCTGCGTCTGCCGATGCATATATTAATCAGCTTCTGGGGGAACGTCTTACAGGTAAGTCTGAGCCGCACTATAAGAGTGAAGCCATGATACTTGGGACTGAGCGTGAGCCAGAAGCAAGGGCCGATTACGAATTCATCAGCGGAAACAAAGTAGATCAGTACGGTTTTATTCTTGATGATACCGAAAGTTATGGCTGTAGCCCGGATGGTCTTATCGGTGACGATGGTGGTTTAGAAATCAAATGTCCTGCTCAAACTACCCAAGCTGGGTACTGGCGTGATCCTCAATCTGGAGTAAAGAAATACTATCAGCAGATTCAGGGGTGCATGTGGGTAACAGGCAGAAAATGGTGGGACTTCTTTTCTTTTCATCCTCGTATGCCTCACGTTCTAGTTCGCGTTACGCGCGATGACGAATACATCGAAAAACTATCTCAGCAAGTTTTGCTTGCTGTATCAACTATTGAAAAAGAAATAGGGAAACGTAAATGAGTATTACAGTGACGGGAAAATTAAACAAAACAGCTAATCAGTTCGTAGCTGGCGAAGGCAGAGGGTTTGGTGTTCGATTAGGCGTTCAATTTTACAATCGTGAAACACAACAAAAAGATTGGACAAATTATGAAGCCGCAGTTTTTGCCAACATTGGTAAGCAATCTGAGTTTTACGAGTCTGTTTTAGTTGAAGGCTCTATTATTGAGATTAGCGGATCAGGTTGTCAGATAAAAACGTGGGAAAGTAATAATGGGGCTGTCCACAGCATTTCTATACTTGACGCAAAGATTGGTTTTGTTTTTACCAATGAGCAAAACGCGCCGAAACCTAACGGAAAATCACCTCAATCTATTCCTGCTCCTGCCGCTGATGAGCCTCCTTTTGACGATGACATTCCATTCTGAATTTTACCCGAGTAAGGATATTGATATGGAACAAATTCTTATAGATTTATTTTTAACCGCATTTGTATTAGCAATTACCATTGATATGTTTCAAATACTGAGGACGAAAAGATGACACAAGCAGAGAGAATTCTTGAACACTTGCAATCAGGGAAGGTGCTTAACAGGCTTAACAGTTGGTCTGACCTTGGGATATTAGAAGCCCCGGCTAGGGTTAGCGAATTACGAGCAATGGGGCATCAAATTTCGACTAAGCGCACTCCTATCTTAAATCGTTATGGCGAAAAAGTATCAATTGCAGAGTGGAGCTTATAATGGGTTTGGTCACGCACAGAAAGGCTAACGAAGAGTTTTTTGAGCCAGGGTCAGCGCCGAGAAAGTCAGAATGGCGTGAATGGGTTGCTACTAATACCGTTCCGGGCAAAATCGTTGGCGACAAAATTTACGTTGATACCCAGCAGTTTGCGGTGCGAGATGTAATGACAGCACCAATCCAATCTGTATCAGCTATTGAATTATTAATGAAAAGCGCCTAAATTAAATTATGCGACCAAAAAAACCACGATATTTTGACGGCATTCTGCTTGCAGATAACCTGTACCCAGACCCTAGAAAACGGTTTGGGTATTGGCAATTTCGTAGGCCAGATAATAAGAAAAATATAAGGTTTGAGGCTAAAACAGTTACGGAAGCCAACCAAAGAGCCACCGAACTTTTATCTTTATTAGTCGCAGGTTTTAATAAAGATGCTCACATCCCAACGGTCAAGCAATTGTCTTACCATCTTCCGCTTTTTTTTGAACACCATGAAAAGTTAGCGCCTAAAGAAATCAACAAGGCAAGCTGGAAAAACCGAAAGAACCAATTATTAGCGTTTGCTAAACAGTTTCCCGATGTAACTCTTATTACGCATGAGTCGGTTGAGTTATGGTGGGATGAATTATCGCCAGCCATGCAAAAGTCGAGGGGGGCAAATTTCCGAAAATGCTTTAACTTTCTAATCAAAAGGAGGCTTTGTGAATCTTTGCATTTCAACCCATTTACAACAAATGATGCGCTTGCTGTTCTAGGCAGAAAAGCGCCTGTCGATAAAGCAAGATTACCCGTCAATAAAGCACAGTTTGATCAGATATATTTGATGGCTGGCAAGATGGGCTATTTTGCGTTACAGATAGCCATGAAGATGGGCTTGTATACGACATTAAGAGTTGGCGATCTTGCGGCTCTTAGGCTTACGAAAAACATTATTAATCAAGAATTGAGGGTGATTGTATCGAAAAGCGAGGCGCAAAAAGGATCAGCAAGCGCGACTAGGTTGGGCTGGGGTTTTGCGGAGCATCCAAAACTCTGGGCGTATATAAATGAAGCTAGAAAGTTAGCTAAAAAGAACGATGAATGCCCTTTTATTTTAAGCCATAAAGGTAAAATAAAACGACATAGCAAAGTAAAGGAACATCAGCGTCAAATATTAACGGATACTCTTAGCAAACAATTTACAGACGCTAGGGACGTTTGTGGATACGATACAGCATGGGCTGAACAGCAGCCGAAATTACCAAGCGGAGAGTCACGAACACCATTCAGTTTCCATGAAGTCCGGGGCTTGTCGATTACGATGCTAGCTAAGTCAGGATACACTGACGAGCAGGTTGCAGAAGTCACTGCACATGAGTCGGTCAAGACTACTCAGGGTTATCAAAATCCCGATGATTTACCTTACATGCCAGTCCATATTCAAATCAGTGACCTCTAACCGACTTTGCATAATGAGTTTTTATCCAGAGTTTTTATCCAGTTTTTATCCAGTTAGTAAGCACTACGCCTAAAACCCTTCTATATGGTGGAGCCTAGCGGGATCGAACCGCTGACCTCAACACTGCCAGTGTTGCGTGGATAAAAACTAAGTTACTGATTTATAACGATTAGTCCCGATTATGCGACTGCGTATACTGCACAGGCTGCATAAGATGCAATTATTATACACTACCCCGGTCTAGTGGCAAGCTACCCCGGTCTAGTGGCAACCCCGGTCTATTAAACTATTTTGGTTTATTCGGGGTGTCTATTTTGACGCTTAAACCAATCCGAGGAGGATATTATGGGGCAAAAAAGAAACATGCCGTCAAAAGTTAAAATATTAAATTATTGGAAGGATAGGATTGATGAAGCTGTAGATATAAACCATTGTTTTGCGTGTTCTTCTTTAGATTCTCGCCTTCTTGATAGAGCGCACATATTAGCAAAGCACCTTGGTGGTGAAGACAGTGTCGAAAACCTACATATACTTTGCAAGCACTGTCATATATCTAGTGAGACTTTAAGCGGTGAGCAATATTGGCATTGGTTTAACGCTACTTCTGGAAGTTGGTTTGAGATTACCCTAGCTAGATGTGTGCCAGTAATAATGGCTCTATCGGGAATTTCATCACCAGACGAAGTACGAAAACATTTGATTAATCAAGATGCAACTAAGTTTGCTAGCTTGTTCGCACGTTTAGGCAAGGAGTAATCACCTATATGTAAGTACCCCGGTCTAGTGGCAAATTCGATCTGCACGAAATTACTTAGAAATAGTTACTTTGGTGCAGGTTTCTTTATCTTAGGCTTTTTCTTTGATTTTGGGTATTGTTTAGCTGACATCAGACC